TTGCGTTAGCGCTACACTTGAGCGGGCAGAGCCAGAAAGCATGTCTCGCAGAGAACGTAGGAAGTTAAGAGCAGCTCTGCCACCATCAACACCATAGTTGAGTATTTCGTCTTCAATGTGTTCTAGATGAAGATTCTTGCCACCTTTATCTTCTAAGAGGAACAAATCAGGAACAAAATCTGAGAATGATATCATTTTAATATTTTCTCCGCTTGTTTTATTGCTGGAGATGTTCTTGGATTTTTTGGATTTAACACTACTTCATCATCTGACATTAATTTCGCAACTGTTGGTGCATCAAGTTTATCTAATACTTTATGCAATTCATCATTCTTATCGTACCCTGTAGTCTCGTATCCTTTTTTTCCTCGTACTTCTACCCAACCTTTTTTCTTACTATCTTTTACTTTCAATACTAGCATGTTTTTATCATGCTCAAGACTCATCAAATAAACTTCTTTAAAACTACGCATTATGACCTACCTGTAGCTTTCATTGCAACATCATATAAAGATTTGAAGGTTTTCATATCTTCATAGCCTTAATTTTATCTTGAATTTTGTTTCCTTCTATTTTTAGAGTGAACGATCTACTTTGTTCAGTAATAAGTTCAAACATCAAATACATAGGTTCTGGTGGTTTTCCATCAACCTCCTTAAAATCAGTTACTATTTTAAATTGAATAACATTATATAATTGATCTTCTTTTCCAGATTTTGATTTTTTTACACTAATAATTGCAACAGGAAAATCATCATAATCTCTACCTATATTAGATAATGCATTAGTCTTATCTTTTTTATAGTCACTCCTTGTACCTAAAACAATTGATTTTTTATCATCTCCCCCATATACAATAACTAAAGGTAGTGACGTATTTCCAAATTTAGCTTCAGATTCAATTTCAGATGAAAAAGCAAACAGTGATTGACTAAGATTTTCATATTGAGAAATATTTCTTTCTATGGACTTTAAAATTGAAAATATAGCAACATTTGCAGAATAATTCATTCCCACTTTCAGAGCAACATATATTTCGTCCTTTGTTAGTGGTTTGCCTCCTTTTTTACTTTTAAGAACTTCCCTTATTTCATTACCAATCGCTACCATATCTACAAGACCAGCATTATTATTTGGTAACATTAATATTGGTGGAACTTTACGGTCAGGAACAGCATATTCAGCATTTAATTTTTCTAATAACGCCACATTTTGTTCATGAGTTTTATTAATCTCATCATTTTTTATAAGCTCTTTTTCCATAGTTTTAAATTCTGTTAATAATTTATCTGTAACTTCAATCTCTGGACTCTTTTTTTCTCCAAGAAATGAAGTTAGTGAAGATTCATTTAATTGTGTCATATTCAAAATGTTTGATATTGACTTCATTCCACGATTTCTTTTAATCTTTTGATTAGAAAGTTTAACCGCCACTCCTACTAATACTTGAGCAACTTTTGTATATTTCTTCTTTACCCAACCAACAAAATTTTTGATATTGACTTCATTCCACGATTTCTTTTAATCTTTTGATTAGAAAGTTTAACCGCCACTCCTACTAATACTTGAGCAACTTTTGTATATTTCTTCTTTACCCAACCAACAAAATTTTTAAATCCACCAGATACAACATCTTTAAATTTAGAAAATACATCACCAAAAAATCCCTCGGCCATGTTAAGTTCTTCAGAGCTCTTTGCAAAATCAAATGCTTGTGTGGGTGAAGCTAAACTAGCACCACCAGCAAAATTTTGATTGACAAATGACGTAATTCTACCTATTCTTGCGTTCTCCATAGCCTTTTTTAGAGAAACTTGATAAAAAGAAACTATTTCTTTTCCCTTTTCATCTAACAAAGTGATTAAACCTTTTTTGGTAGTTTTTACTCTTGATGATTGATCTTTATCTGATAATTCTGAAATTGTGCTAAAAGCATTAAATACACCTTGTCTTGTACCATATGTAATAAGAACAACGTCTGCTGTATTATCTTTTTCTCCAGTTGGAACTCCAAATGTTGTTGGTGATTTGCCCTTATATTCTTTATCTACATCTTTATGAATAAAATCTTTAAAGACTCCATTATGAACGTCTGCAACTGCTCCACCAATGAATACTATCCAATTCAAAAGAGCATCAAGTGCTTCTTTATTAGGATGCACATTAAGAAAATCTTCAATCCAAGTTTTTGCTTTTGGACTAAACTGGTCATGCGACATAACCTTTTTTAAGTCGGCACCAGTTAACTTTAACCCTTGCATACCAACTATTACCCCAGCAGCTTCATACATTTGAGTTGAAATACTTGAATTTTCAGCACTAACTAATGAAGCAATATTAAGTTCTTTATCTTGAGGTAATTTTGAAACAGCTTCTTGAATCCTATCAACATGGTTGACATAGGACTCGTCTCTCAGCTTAATTTGACGAACGTATTGTTGCAGACTCATCAACTTCTCCATGTGTGTTATATTCTATTTATATAACATAGAAGTTGATGATTGTCAAGAACTATTTTATAGCAATTGCACCCAAAAAATTATGATTACGCCAAAATTGTTCTACTGTCTTGAATCCAGCATCATATATCATATTCTCTATTTCATCCCAAGTATTAGGCTTCAACATATGACGTAATGTCTGTTCCTTTGTCATAATGTCATCATAATCAAACTTCAGTTTTTTATAATCATAGTAATTGAATGTCATCATATCTTGAATACGAGAATTTGTAGAATCAATTTTTTCTGCAAAGATAAATCCACCACCCTCATTCAATCCATCATAAATTGACGCTATAACTTCAGCCCTATCCTTCTTAGGCATGAACTGTAGTGTAAATAATGATGTTACAAGTGAACAATTTTCAAACGTATAATTACGAACATCATCAAGTACAAAATCAACACTTGTGTCCTTAACTTTCTTTTCAATTTGACCCACTCTTTTATCAAGGTCTTTAACGAAACCTGTTGCATTTTCTACACCAACATACATTGCATCTGGAGCAGTATCTTGATTATATTCTATAATAGCCTGTGTCAGTTTACCCGTAGAGCAACCAATATCAACCACATTCGTATCATTCTCTACAAAGTAACGTGAGAATGAAATTGTATCATTTAACATATCACTGTATCCACGAATAGACCAATTAATATGTTCATCAAAACCTTCTTGCCTATGGGCAAATGTAAAGTCAGCCATTATATTTTCTCCAATACGTTAGTGTAGACAGCTTTTGCTATTGCATTCATCATAAGAGGTGGAACCATTCTACCAATTCGCTCAGCCTTCTTTGAATGTTTACCAGTTAAAATGAAATCGTCTGGTAGAGACATAATTCTTTTCAATTCAGCAATAGTAAACTTCCTTATTTCACTCCAATGGCACCCACCAGCACCAGTTTCCCCAGCACCAGTTGCGGTTACAGTAGGAGAAGGCAAATGTCTAGAACATCGTTTAACATTAAAATGCCATCCCTTTGGATGATAATTTGCACCAGTTAAAACCTTATCAGGGTCTAATGGCATTAGAGCAACGGTATCCTTATAATGAGCAGAGGCTGTCCATTTTTTTACCAAATAGTCAAGTTCATTCTGATCATATTCTAATCCTTCAAAAGCCTCTTCCAATGAAATAACCTCACCATTACCTTCTGGAAAAATGCTTGCAATATTAATAAAAGTTAATCCAATACTTGCAGTTATATCTTCTCTTACGGCTATAAAGAAAACACGTTGACGCGTTTGAGGTACTCCATAATTTACAGAATTCAAAACTTTAGATGATACATCATATCCGATTTTTTCAAATGTATTTTGTATCTTATTATAATACTCTTTAGCTTCACCCATAGTCAGACCAGCTACATTCTCTGCAATAATAACTTTAGGTTTAATATCATTAGCCACTCTTAGAAATTCAAAAAACAAGTCTTCAATATTTTCTACCTTCTTACCATCAGAATAATTTTTAGTAGAACCCCACCCATCAGAATGTTTCCCGCCTGATTTATGTGAAACAATGCCTGCCATAGAAAAGGCAGAACAAGGTGGTGAACCATCAAAAATATCAAGTTCACCTACACCAATACCAGCTGCATCTAGGAAATCCTTACCAGTAAGTTCCTTTATATCGCCGGGTAAAATAACCGTGTCTGGATAGTTCTCAGCATAGGTCTTCTGTGCCTCTTCAACAAACTCGTTGATGACAAGAACCTTACCACCTGCCAGACGATATCCAGTGGATGATCCACCGCCACCAGCAAAGGTAGAAATGACTTTAAACTTCTCTTGTGCAGATGCATCATATACATCTTGTAACTTATATGGGTA